GAATGACTTCTGAGCCTTTGCGCGCTGGAATGATTTGTCATTTTTCAGGAAATCAACCTTTTGCTTTCTTGCTTCTTTGTCACGCTCAATCTCACGAACACGCTCAGCATAGTCACGGACGCACCCAGCATTTGAGCAGCATCGTGTAAGTCTCAATCCCCAAAATCGTTTAGGGGTGAACATTTCCCTGCAAATAGGGCATGGCTTCTGCTTAGGCTCTTTCATTCAATTGTCCCAGTGTGTAGCCAGTTCCGTAATTGTTTTTTATCGCCAACCCGTGCGGCTTAATTTTCTTGTTTATATTGTGGATGTGAACGCATGGCCTCTTGTCAATTGTGCTGTTAATGTAAAGTGGAGTCGGCAAAAAGGCTGCTACATCTTCTTGACTGAGGGTTGTTTTTTCCAAGAAGGCATCAAGTATTTTTGATTCGCTTGGCGTTAGTTTTACGTTACCTACTTTTGTTATCATACTTTTCTCTCCAGTTGCCACTCTAGCCAAGCTATTTGAATATCAACATCATTGTATTTGTGACCCATCCACTCATCAGCCACCCACTTTTGAAGATTTCTTTTTTCATGCTCGTTTCTTTCGAGCGCCTTGGCAAAGCATAGGTCTATATAGGCTTCTTCGAATTGTTCTCGGTTCATTTTGTACTCTCGATAAATTCTTTTGCCTCATAGCAGGCTCTTTGCCAGCAAGATATGATCGGCTCACTACCTTCCAGCTCAACACCGGTGTCAATTAGGCGGTTGATAATCGCCTCCATGTCTTCAATGCGACGGCTTGCCTGCATATATCTTGAGTAACGCTGCATTTTGTCTATGTGCGTATCCTGCCAAAGCTCTGGCGGCATATTTAAAACACCATGTAACATTAAGTCGCTCATTTTGCCTGCCTATATTCTTGATAACATTCCAAAGCTTTCTCTGACCATTTTGTACCTGCCAGCGCTCCAGTTGCATAGATAAATTCAATAAATTCTGACGTTAGTTTTTTGCCCCATTTGATAGTGCTCGGGCGTATTGTTATCGACTCTCCGGTTATCGGGCAATCAAATGTTTCTGGGGGGTTCTGAGAGTTACCGTCAGGTTTTACCTTACCTATATCACTAAGCCAACCAGTCTCTCTATCGAAGAACATTGGGGAACACTCTCCGGTATCACCAGTAAATCGGCACTTCAAGACCCTTGGAGTAACAACGTTCGGATCATCCCCTTGCTGGTCACGCTCAAAAGCTATCACTGTGTCAGATAACTGAGCGATAGACCCTGAGCCTCGTAGGTGACTCAATGAAACCTGACCGCCCTCCTCGTGTGAGGTTGACTTACCATCTAAACGTTTCAAGTGAGTGATTGCTATAATGATGCAACCAGAAGACTTAGCAAATGATTTCAGCTTAGTGACCAATCGGTCAATAGTCTTACGTTCATCCCCACCATCATCCATCCCTGACACAACAATAGATATATGGTCAAGGATTATTACCTTACGGCCAAGACCGTGGACCATGTACCCAAGTTTGGCTAATAGTCTATCTTCCTGAGACTCAGCGAATGAATCATAGAGATAGAAGGTATCGTTCTCAAAGACCTCAGCCCAAGCTGCTTCACGTTGCTCCTCAGTGATTGACTTAGGGTATTGCCTTATGCGCTTCTTAACGTGTAGGCCCATCATATCTAAGCAGGTCTCTTCTACAGCCTCCTCAAGCATACAGAGTCCGATATGAACACCTAAAGATGTCCCCCAGATATAAGCTAAGTGTCTTGCATAGGTTGATTTACCCATACCAGTACCAGAGGTGAGCATAATAAGTTCACCATCACGAGCACCTAAAGTTCTCTCGTTAAGAGAGTCACTAAGTACAAACGGTAAACTCTCTACTTCAGCCTTAGCGAATACACGCTCTTTAAGACTTCTCGCGGATACAACACCATCAGGAACATAAGGAGCAGCATTCCAGATAGCATCAGTTATAGCCTTAATATCACCAGCTTGGTAGCACTCATTAGCATCCTTATACGGAAGAGTTGCTACCTTAACTTTACCAGAAGGCAATACCTCAGCTACTTCCTTCGTTGCAGCCCTCCCAGCATCATCCATATCAAACATAAGGATAATCTCAGAGAACTGGTCGAAGTACTCATAGAGCTTAGCACAAGTCTTCTTGGCAGCTTTAGCACCTTTAGGGATAGATACTACAGGGTACTTGCAGCCCTGCACCTGAGCTACTGTAAGGCAGTCTATCTCACCCTCAGTTACTACGAGTTTCTTACCACCATTCCACAAGTGCTGCCCAAATAGAGCCTCTTCACGAGTGTTACCCTTTAGCTTGAAGTCCTTATTCTTATCACGAGTCTTCTGTAGGATTAACTCACCGAGTTCGTTCCGATAATCAGCAATCTGATAAGTTACACCGTTAATAGTCCCTACCCAGTAGCCATACTTCTGGCATGTCTCCTTGTCGAGACCACGAGCAGGTAGACTTGAGTAGTAACCGTTACATTCAGACATCCGTAAAAGTGGGACTTCTGAGTTTAGACCTTGAGTATTATTCATAGAGTGTCTATGTATACCTCCTTTAGATTCTCCTTGACCATCGGGTGGAAGCCAAGTCTCACAGACGTAACACCATTGATGCCCATCGGACCACATTGAGTTTCCATCAGAAGACCCGCAGTGTTCACAAGGCATGTGATACATGAAGATTGAATCTGATTCACCATACTCATTATGCTCATACACCATAGCCTAACTCTTTCGCTAATGCTTCAAGTTTCTCCTTACGTTTGACATCACGAGGGGAGTCACCTAAACCACGTACAGGCTCACAGCCAACCATATACGGATGGAACTTACCAGCGAATACAGCCTCACCATCTTGTCGAATAACAAATTGATTGATGTTGTAGTCAAACATAGAGACAGCTTCACCTAATGTGTCACAATTGTAAACCAATAGGTCAACTTCAGGTCCTGAGTAATCACTTTGAGATACAAACAGTTTAATCTTAACACCATACATGATACGGTCATCAGATGAACATACGGAAACTTGTAGTTCTTCTGAAGGAACAAAGTGTTTCTGCTTAGAGTGGAAGTTAAAGGTATCAAGAATCTGATAGTCAACACCGAGACCTTCCAAACGCTCTTTAATCTTGTCGATAGTCATCTCTTTGGTGAAAATAACATCGTAGTCTTTAGGAGTACGTTTATGATAAACATCACGAGCAGCACCACCAGCAATTATGCAATTGATACCGTACTTTTCCCAGAAGTCACTAACTAAACGGTTAACTTCAGTAATATAATTCATTCAGATTTCCTCCAGTTTGTCAAGGTTTCAAAGCCCTCAGCATGATAACTGAAGGCTATTCTTATAGTGAGGGTTTAATGTTATTACACATTGTGTTCTTTAAGCCATTTAGATACATCGAAGCTTGGGCAGGCTTTACCTGAATCAAAATCTCGATGACCCTTAATGACTGCTACAGGATACTTCTTCTTGAGTTCCTGAAGTTTAGCTTTAAGAGAAACTTCTTGTTCTTTAGTGAAGTTGTATTGGGGTTTCAGCTCATCATCAACACCACCAACGAGGCAGATTCCTAAAGAAATCGAGTTGTAATTCTTAACGTGAGCACCTACTTGGTCAACCTTTCGGCCTTCCTCAATTGTACCATCTCGACGAATAACAAAATGATAACCAATATCTAACCAGCCGTTATCTCTCTTATGCCACTGGCGAATCTCACGAGCACCAATGTCCATAGAAGGACGAGTGGCAGCACAGTGAACAACGATATAATCAGTGGTCTTACGGGTCTTAAACTGAACCTCCATAAGTTAGGTACTCCTTATTGTTATTATTCTTATACTTATTTAGCTATTAGTACTCCCTCTGGGATTATCTTCTTGCTTTCTTTAAGCCAATCTGAAGGGATTAACTTATCAGCATACTTAAAGCCATTCTTTACGCACCAATCAGCATATGAAGTTGAAGACCCTTTGTATAGCTTCGCTTTAGAACTTGAGAATACGAAACGAATATCTAACTCTGGGTGCTGCTGCTTGATTAACTGGTGCTTCTTACGGTCATCAGAATCGAAGATACCTTTGGACTCTACAATTATTCCATTATGCAACAAGAAGTCTGGAGTATAACTGTGGGACGACTCAGGGATAATGTACTTCAACTTGTATTTCTCAAAGATAACTGGAAGACCTTGGCCCTCCAGTTGTGATGCTATCTTCTCCTCTAAGCCTGACCGAAAGGTGGCTACTGTTGAACAACCAGTAGATTTGCTACCACCATACGCTTTAGCCTTAGAGATTGCCATAGTGATTAGAAGTCTGGAGAAGGAGCTGGGGTGTTATCACCTTCTTCAGGTTCATTCCACGTGTCTTCATCTTCCTGTTTCACTGCTGAAGCATCATACTTGTAACCATCTTCCTCAGCTTCTTGGGCCCACTCAGAGGCTACACCAGTCGCCCCACTGTACTCAACCAGTTTGGTTAGCATGAAGGAGTCCAATTGTAACTTGATACCAACGCCAATCTGACCAACAGCAGCGAATGGGAACAATGAGAATCGGCACTTGCCCTCAGAGCCACCAGACACATTAGGGACCTCTTGCATACGGACACCATCTGAATCCACTACACGCAAGTTTAGAACTTCAACCTTTTCGTCTTTAATGAAAGAGGCATTCATACGGAACTTAAAGATAGTGAAACCGTCTTCCTCGTAGAAAGGTAGGTCAGCTTCTTGTGGTTTCTTACCTTTAGCCTTCAGCTTAGGGTTGTCTTTATTCTCTTCCCAGTTAGCATCGTGAGCTGCTGAAATGAAGTCTACAAGCTTCTGAGCTTGAGCATTAGGTACTTTTAGGTCAATCTTATACTCACCTTGAGCCTTATACTTGGTGTCTGCCTTCTGAATCCAGCAGTAAGGCATTACAGTACCGATGGGGCTGAAGTAAAATTGTTTAGTTGATTTAGCCATATTACTTTATGTTCTCCTTTATTAAACTTATAGGTATTGAGGGTCTTTACGATGAGCAGCTTTACGAGCATCATAGACTTTCTCTACGAGCATCTGCTCCTTGACCACAGCCATAGAAATCTCTGAGGCAGGCATCTTGTAGATGAACTTATAGCACCCATATACAACAGCCTTAAAGTGTTCATGAAGGAACTCTTTGTCGAACCGATAGGTATCATGCTTGAACATCCAGATAACCTTGCTTGTATCCTTCTGCTGTTCCTTCTCAGAAATCTCTAAGAGACAATTAAGAACTAATTTACGTTGTCGTTCATTCATTACACGCTCATATAGAGAGCCTGCAAGTCCTGACTTAGAGGAATGAGAGTAGTTATTCAGATGTAGATAACCATCAGGTAACTTACGGAAACCTCCTTGCTTAATCTGCATTATCTGGGTACTCCTCTTTTAGAGCCTCTTCGTACCCTTTTAAAGTATAACCGAAATACTCAAGGTCATGTAGGTCCTCACAACCATCCCAGTTATCCACGCCAAGTGCACTCAGTCGGTCTAATTTCTCAGAAGCTAATAGTAATTGTCTATATTCTTTACAGCTAATTGTGATTGACATAGTTATGTCTCCAAGTTTTCTTTATGAGATACTTCAGGTCTTACCCGAACAATCTCGAAGCCTTCACCAAAACCATACTCAATTGTTGCTAAGTATTCAGCATGTTCCAAGCTGTTAGCATAGACCGGTACTGTAACCTCTTGGTCTCCAGTGAGTAGCGGTTGCCGTAGATGAACAATGTACTTACGTTCAGCCATTACATTCTGTACTCCTATTGTCGTTATTGTCATTCTGCTATAGTGAGAGTTAATTAATATCCCCATTCAAGGTAGTTCTCAAGAGAATCAACCATAGACATACAGTCGCCTTGAACATTGATAATCTCTAAGTCAAACTTATAGTCATCTAAAGCGGTATCCGACACATGTTTAGTGATAACCGGTAGCTCCCAATCGGGAATAATCTTAACCATGTAAGCACCAAGTCCTCTTAATGCTTCAGCTTCAGTTAAACTTCGAGTATCCGTTATGAATACATGAGAGTCTTCAGGCATTACCTTAAGGGTATCTAACAGTTTATCCACCCAGTAGGTCTCAAGGCCCTTATGCTTTCTAATGAAGTCTGTTGCATAATGCTGTAAGTACCAACGTAAAGACCTTGGAGCGTACTTACCGAAGTGCTCAACAGCCCAACGTTTGAACTCAGAGTCTTTCAAGCAGTCCAGACTTAAAGCAGCCATAGGCTTATCCTTAACGTTCTGGTCATTCATCTCCTCAATGATGTATTCAGTTGGGAGATAGACATACCGAGACTCATAGAGTAACTCAGATACTTCCTGCTTGACATAATCACCGAATGCTAAACGATAGACTTTAAGTTCTGGGTGAAGGGACTTAAAGGTTTCATAGAGAGTGTCCTTACCACACTTAGGCTGAGGAGCAGACAATGAGATAATCTTCATTGTGTCACAACCTTAGCACTTACACTGTACTTGTTATAATGAGATATACCTGAGGCTATTGATAACTTATGGAGCCGTTCAGTATAAACAATATCGGAACCACCTTCAGACTTAGCCCGAAAGTATCCATCATGAACAGCGTAGACCCTCCCTTTGATTGATGTTGGAGGGAATTCCACAGAGTCCCCCACTTTAGGTTCATTCATTATATCTAAATCTTCTCCTCTGGTTGTTCTTCAGTTCCACGCCAACAGTCAAACGATGGGTGACGTAAAGAACCGTCTTCAGTCATCTCCATGAATTTAACCTGAACGGCCCACCCAATATAATATTCAGGGTTCAATATAGTCTCCACTGTAAACTCATCCATCTGGTCTACTTTGATATTAGTTACATCAACCACAACGCCATTCTCTAAGAGAACCTCGAAGCCAATAACTCTGCCTTCATTAGCTTTTCCTTCAGTTCCCCAGATTACAGCTTGAACTTTACCATCAATGGTATCTTCTTCCTTCATCTTCCACCAGCCAGTCTTTTTGCCTCGCTTGTAGATGTCCAATGGGTCTTTAATGATTAGGCCCTCATGGCCTTCTGAACGCTTTTCCTCGTAGAGTTCGTTCAGTTCTTCCATTGAGAATACATCGTGACGTTCAGCTATGAGCCAAGTTACTTCAGGGAAGAACTCTTTTAGTCGAGCTACAGTAACATCCACATGGGTGTGCATTAAGCCATTAGAAACATCATGGTCTTCACCTGACTTAACGACATCTAAAGGAACAATCGCGTAGACACGCACAATAAGTTGTTCTTTAGGTAACTGCACCTTACGCCGAAGGATTCCGGAAGACTCCTGAAAAGACTTACCTTTAACTAATAACTCACCATCAATCATCATTCCCTGAGGGTAGATAGATTCCTCTAAGAACTTACCCCAACGCTCACAGCAGCCATAATCAAACTGTGAGAGTGATGGAATAATCTTAGAGGTACGACTGAATACTGAGCACTCAGCCACAGAGCCGAAAGGTTGAGCAACAATGCACCCACGGACACCATCATATTTAACCTCAGCGACTAAACTTCCAGCCTTCTCTAAGGCTTTCTCAATGGATGACTGAACGAAACTAACCGCCTTGTAAGGATTAACTGTGATTGTTTGTACTGAAATGTTAGACATTAGGGTTGACTCCGTGTTGTTTCCAATAGGTTAATTCTTCATCAAGTTTCTTTAGGCAATCTTCAAGGCTATCCGCTGATATTACTATTTGAGAAAAATCAGGCAGATGTAAGTATAGTGAATAAGTAGGTGTTGTAGGATCATGGTAGTAATAGTGGAAGAGTATGGGGTAATCATGCTTCTCGATTAGTTCGTAAAGCAGCTGAGTAAAGCTAACACTTGTTAATATAACCATGTATATGATTCCTCTGGTTGCCATTCTATACGATTACCGCGAGTAGTGCGATTACGCTTTCCTTTACGTTCCCGAACCTGTTGTACCTCTTCCGGTGAGCCATAGCGTGCTTTCTTCGAGGTTTTCTGGAAGTTTGTAGTGATGTTCGTCATACAGGTTAATCCTTAAAGTTTAGTTGATTGGTTGAGAGTATGTGTTCTTGCTATAGTGAGAGTTAATTGATTTTAAGACAACAAAGCCCGACTCTAAGGTCAGGCTCTATGTATTGTAGGAAACTATGAGAAAGCAAAGGGAGACTCTAAGATTTCCATTAGGTCCAGATTCCCTTTAGAAGGAACTGGAGGCATCTTATCTAATTGGCTTTCATGTAGTTGGTCAGCAAACTGATTATAGAACTCCTTAATCACATCATACTTAGTGTATGTGTCTACCATAGTCTCACGTACCGCTCGGTACATACTCCCAGCTTTAGCCGCATGAGTACCAAAGGAATCATGAATCATAGCGAATGAGGTAATACCGTAGACTCCCTTAGCTTTACTCACAGTTAACTGTAAGTGTGAAGCATCTTGGCTATGCACAAAGTTTGGTGCGATACCTGAAGCCTGCTTTCTGTTATCCAGCTCATTAGTCTCACGGACATTGATAGTTGGTTGTAAATAGAAAGACCCTAAGAACAGGATATGTAGTCTTGTCTGTTCCATCTTGCGGTATTCCTGCCAAACAGGGAAGCCTGCCGGAGTAACCCAATGGACTGCTTGACAATCTTTAAGGGTCTCACCGGATTTCTTATCGATTACCTTAGCTGCTAACAGCGATGCGGATGCTTGCAACCAATTCATAGCTTCAACAGCAGCGACTACAGTCACGCTTACAGCTTCCCATATTAAGTGAGCCATGAAGCGGGATGCTTGAGAAGGGTCGATAAACATGTTTCCTTTACCTTCATCTATAGCTGGCATGACTGTGTCCTCAAACACTTGGTCAGCAAAGCCATACTCTTTGGAACCGTAAGCCAGCGTCATGACTGAGCGTTTAGTCACACTACGGGTTACCCCATACTCTTTCCACCAGCCAGCCATAGTCTTCTCACCATAGAGTTGACGTTGAGTGACTTCACCGGTCTTATCATTTTCCACAACTTTGATTGAGTCAGTACTGCCAGACACCAGTAGTTCATCGATAGCTTCGTTTACCTTAGTGGAAACAATCCCGTAGATGTCTTGACGTTTAAACCCCTTGCGTAAGTTAACAGCTTGACCGCCCACTTCATCTCTAAGCATGGCTGAGAAGTGCTGGATGCCTGAGCATGTACCATCGAAAGCTACTGCAATGTGAGACACGTAGTCTTCACCCTGCTTAACATAACCGGCCCACTCAAAGCAAAACTGAAGGAAACACCAAGGGCTATCCTGCTCAGCCCACCACAAGTTGTCTAAAGGGTTCTCAGCACAATCAATGATTAGGTCTTGACGGTCTTTAACCCACTGGACACGTTCCTCTAAGTCTGCCTTGTCGAAACCTGCACAATTAGCCCCATGAATAGCCAGCCAGTAAGCACCTTCAGCACCTAAAGCATGACCTTCAGCGAACGACAAGAGACCTTTAGTTAAATCGTTACCCTGTGGATTGAACATTGGCACCGCATAGACTCTTCCTCTCCAGTCCATGTTATGGGGGAACCAGATAGCCCCAAAGTTTACAAACTTATTGGCTTGCGCAATGATGAACTCAAACGATAGTCTGCGAGATTGTCTTGCTCTCTCTCTACGGTACACAGCAGCAGCAGATTTCTTCCACTGTTTCAATAAAACTGTATCATCATCCATTCCTTCAAGTTTCTCTGGAAGAGCAGCCTTCTCAGTACTCGGTATGTTAGCCATAGGGTTATTATATCCGGCCATCTCATTGACGACTTGCAGCACATCCTTGTTGACCCTCCAGGCTGTGTCTTGAATGGCATTAACAGCCTCATAGACTATCGGCATGTCTACATCAGCATAACGCTCTAACGCCTTACGTGAGCCTGTACGGATTAAAGCTAAAGGCTTACGACCACAAGCCCAGTAACCACCACCTCGCACATCAGTCCACGGCTTAGGAGGAATTACACACGGCTGGAGAATCGGAGAGATTCCTGCAAGTTGTCGTGCACGACCAGCAAAGAAGTCCACATATTTATCAGTTAGGCGCACAGTCTCTCTTTCAGCCTTAGTGCCAACGTTGATACGATGGAGTTCAACGAGACCGGTAGTCTCAATGACAATCTCAAGTAACTTGACGCCAAGGTTAATCACAAGGTTTTTCTCCCAGTGAATCCAAGAATCTTCTAATTGACCTAATTCAAGCATTGAGACCTCTACAGCCTGCATGTATGCCTTCTTGTAGGCTGGCCCATTACGTTTGTTAAGAGCTACCTCCACGTATTTCTTAAAGTGGTCTCCCTCAGCTTCACGGATACGGCCATAACGTATCTCATCTTCAATTGATGAACCAATCATGTTAGCTACTTTCTGCAAGTTAACTTCTTTAGTAAGACAAGTAAGGATGCATTTTAGGGCTATCAGCGCGGAAGACTCTGGAGGCAACTGTAAGATAGGCTTAAGGGCTAAATGTTTACGGCCCTTCTTTCCTGTCTGAGTGTTATCTTCAATGAACTTCTCAATGCCAGCGGTTACCTGTGGGATTATGACGTTCAGAACAGGCTTTGAGGTAGCGTTATCCGCAAACTCACCACGTTCTAACTGTCGTTCAAGAGTCTTAATGAAGCGGGCCTCACCTAAAGTATAAGCCTCATGCTCAAGGCGTAATTGCTCAGCGGCCAGTGTTTCCCCATAGACATCTGCAAGACTATTGAAGTTAGACTCTATCTCTCCACGGAAGTCATTCTTAGCAATCTTATTAGTCAGAATATTAGCCATGATATGTGTTGCCTTATCGTGTGTATTGTGGTATTTAAACAGACCATAAGAGTCTTACTTATAGTCTGTCTTATAGTCTTATCTTTACGTATTACTTACAGTCTTTATTGTATTAGTATTATTATCATAAACATAATAACTACCGGTTTGACTTTCAGTCTGGACTTTAAGTAAATACTCAAAGTGTTCCTTCAGTATTTCCCTATAGTGAGAGTTAATTAAGTCAGATTCTCCAACTTCCATTAGAATCAAGCTGAAAGCGTCAATGCCATAGGCTTTCTTAACGTCTTCAAGTTTATGCCAATCTCCTAAAACTGGTTGTTGGTGACTGTGCCAACCACGATTGGAGAGACCATAAGACCCTTGCTTAGCCATTACAATTGACTTATCGTTTTCAAATAGAGCTACGATAAAGCCTGCTTGGTGTTCTTCTGAATAAACATATTGAAATGTCAACATATTATCTTACCTTCTTACAGTGTGTTCCACTGGTATTTATGTGAGAGAAGTCAGGATAGCCATTAGATTTACTAAAAGTCAATCCTTTGTAATCATCCATAGCCTTTAAAATAGACTCTTGTCGTTTCATCAACCGGTTAAACTGCAAGTTCTCCTCACCAGTCAGCCATTGAGAGACCTTGAAGACAACCTCTGAGGAGTCACCCTTAGTGTGGTCCGTGAAACGTTTATGCCCAGTAGCATAAAGATTGTCCAGCATAGACCCTACTGAGTGTAGTATAGTAATCATTGAACTTCCCCGTGTACATACCGGAAGTCATTACAAGCAAAGTACGCTGAGTTACTCACACCATGTTTAACAGGCTTTCTACGATATAACTCATAACATTCTACCAGACCTTCAGTATAGGTCTTAATCATCACTGTATTAGCTCTGACGCCATAGTTAGACATTGTGTCACCTAAGAACTTCATGTTTTCTCTGGTGAAGAACTTCCCCCCAGATGCACACTCATAGTTCCACTTCAAGTCACTTGCAGTCATTCGTTTAGGTTTGTTCATGATGTTACCAACCTTTTGTTGAACATAAAGTTTTAGGGCTAAAGAATATATCAAGTAATACCAGATTACCATAATCGTCTAAAGCTACATTTCTCGGAGAGATTTCTACTCGGATATCATCATCACCGTAGTTTCTTGCAGTATCACACACAGACACAATCCACTCGCAGAGACCCTCAGCGTATCTATTAGGATTCTCTTTGTTGAACTTCTTGGCTAACGTTTCACATGAATAACCATTGAGTAAAGCCTTCAGACCTCTATACGCTCTCCAAGCTCCACCGCTTGCATCCTTCTTTGAGAACTTACGGTACTTAACACCAG